CTTGTTGAAGGAAGCGGACATTTGAGTTCTCCAGAAGAAAGCCCCGAATGCGTCGGGGTGGCGCATCGGCTGGCTGACCCAACCGACAACCGCATTGTCTGGAAGGGGGGTCTGGGTATCCCTTCTCGGCAGCGTATCGGCAGGACTGGAACCCCACCGGGGGGTGGGGAGCCGTATTTGGGGTCGGCACTGCGGTTTGGCTACAACACTATTCCTCACCCGCACCCAGCATTTCTGTAAACCCTTTGCCAAAACTTCTCAGCCCATATACCCCACCCCCAAAATTTTTTAAAAAATTCGGGAAAACCCTTGTCAAACGGCGGACAAGAAAAAGCCCGGAGGGCTTGCACCGTCCGGGCGAAACTTCAACCAACAAGGATGAACCATGAGCAACTGCTTGCGCAAAGGCTCGGCGAAAGTGTACATTACGCCCCAACGAGGTAACAAGGGGTTTCTCCCTGCCTACGCACATGTTCGACCATCTGGTGCAATTCGAGCCGGAAGCCACACCACCCGGAGCCATGACCCCGCTTGAGAAAGCCGGGCCGGAACAACTGCTTGCCGCGCAGGTGGCAACGACCAGTTGGCTGGAAGAGATTGGCGCACCCCCAGATGACGAGGTCGAGGTCGAGCTTGAGAAGACGCTGGCCCGAAAAGCCTTCTCGGCGCTGACCACAAACACCGACACGCTCGAGCAAAAAGCAGCGCTCACCACCCTGAAGACTCCCGAGGCTGTCCGGCACATCACCGGCATGCTGACCGCCTACGACTGGGAATTTGTACAGCAGGCCAAGGAGCTTCGCGGCTACACGGTGGCCAAACTCGTGGAAGAAACCACCAACCCGAACCCCAACGTGCGCCTCAAAGCGCTGGCGTTGCTGGGCAAAGTGACCGAGGTGGGCCTGTTCACGGAAAAAATCGAGGTCAAGCAAGCCCCCGCCAGCGACGCCGAGCTTGATGCCCGCATCAAAGAGAAGCTGGGCAAGTTCATGGGCGTGGTGGATGTGATCGACGTGTACAAAGAACCGGAAAAAGTAGACACGTCGGAGCCGACCTGTACAGAAAACGGCGAATTTTCGACAGATGCGGGTAAACCCGAGGGTCAGGAAGACCAAAACAAGGGCGCGGAGCAGTGACCGGCCTGACTTCCCTCACCAAGCTCGAGCTTGAAGCGCTCCAAAAAGCCCTGCCGCACATGACGGCCGCCGAAAAAGCAGAACTCCTCGCCGACCTCGAGGAGCGCGAGAAGCGAACCCGGCTGGCCGCCGCCCAAGACAACATGCTGGGGTTCGCCAGCGCCGTCTACCCGGGGTTCAAGATCGGGCCTCACCACAAGAAGTTGGCAAAAATCTTCACGGACGTGATCGAGGGTAGGAAGAAAAGGGTCATCATCAATATCGCCCCGCGTATGGGCAAGTCCGAGTTCTCCAGCTACCTCTTCCCCGCCTACTTTCTAGGTAAATACCCTCAGAAGAAGATCATCATGGGCACGCACACGGCGGGCCTGTCCGAAGACTTCGGCCGCAGGATCAGGAACCTGATCGACACGGAGGAGTACAGGGAGATTTTCCCCGCCACCGTGGTGGCCGACGACCAAAAGGCTGCTGGCAAGTGGTCTACCAGCGTCGGGGGCCAGTATTACGCGGCTGGCGTGGGCGGTGCACTGGCCGGACGGGGCGCTGACTTGTTCGTGATCGACGACCCACACTCTGAACAGGACGTAAAGACCAACTCCCGGCTGGCTTTCGACACCGCATGGTCGTGGTTCCAGACTGGACCACTGCAACGTCTGATGCCGGGCGGGGCGATCATCATCATCATGACGCGCTGGAGTTTGCTCGACCTCACGGGCAAGCTGATCGACTACCAAACGAAGAACCCGGACAGCATCCCGTGGGAGATCGTGGAACTGCCCGCGATCCTGCACGAGAACACCGAGAAGGAAAAGAGCCTGTGGCCGGAGCAGTGGCCGCTGGCCAGCCTGAAAGCCACGAAAGCTTCGCTCGACCCCAAGTACTGGAACGCCCAGTACATGCAGCAGCCAACGAGCGACAACTCGGCGGTCATCAGCAGGAAAAGCTGGCGAATCTGGCCGGGCGACGAGCCGCCACCGTGCGACTACGTGATTCAGTCTTGGGACACGGCGTTTGAGACCAAGAACTCCTCCGACTACAGCGCCTGCACCACCTGGGGCGTGTTCTACAACGAGGAGGAGAACAACTCACCGCAGGTGATCCTGCTCGACGCGTTCAAAGACCGGATGGCGTTCCCTGAACTCAAGCAAACAGCGCTCAAGCACTGGAAAGAGTGGCAACCCGACGCGTTCATCGTGGAGAAAAAGGCTGCTGGGGCCCCCCTGATCCAAGAGCTTCGGCAGATGGGCATCCCGGTTCAGGAGTTTTCACCCAGCCGGGGAAATGACAAAATGGTGCGGGTAAATGCCGTGGCCGACCTTTTCTCTTCTGGGAAGGTGTGGGCCCCAGATACTCGCTGGGCGCGGGAAGTCATCGAAGAAATTGCTGCGTTCCCTGTTGGGGAGCACGACGACTACGTTGATACCACCACGCAAGCGCTCCTGCGCTACCGGCAAGGCGGGTTCATTTCGCTCGACAGCGATGAGCCAGAGGACAGGTTTTTCCAACGTCGCCGGGCGGCGTATTACTGATTAAAAGGGTTCCAGATGGCCACGAACATCGACAAAGCGCTTTTCCAAGCCCCGCAGGGTCTGGAGTCCGAAGCCGACGGCACGGAGGGTATCGAGATTGAGATTGTTGACCCCGAAGAGGTGAACATCAAAGCAGGTGATGCTGAAATCAGCATCTCCAAAGAGGAACCCAGCATCGACAATTTCGATGCCAACCTTGCCGAGCACCTGCCCGATGGCGTGATGGCGACGATGATTGGCGAGCTTGCCAACGCCATCGACAACGACAAGAACTCCCGCAAGGACTGGGAGAAAGCGTACGTCACCGGTCTGAAGCTCATGGGCTTGCAGATTGAGGAGCGGACGGAGCCGTGGGATGGCGCGTCGGGTGTCTTTCATCCCATGATTACCGAGGCGGTGGTGCGGTTCCAGAGCGAGACCATCACCGAGACGTTCCCGGCCCAGGGCCCGGTCAAGACCAAGATCGTGGGCAAGCAAACGCCCAAGAAGCAGGAGGCGGCTGTCCGGGTGCAGGAGGACATGAACTTCCAGTTGACCGAGAAGATGCAGGAGTTCCGCCCCGAGCATGAGCGCATGCTGTGGTCGCTCCCGGCCACGGGCTCGGCGTTCAAGAAGGTCTACTACGACCCGAACCTCGGCCGTCAGGTCTCCATCTTCATCCCTGCGGAAGACATCATCCTGCCCTACGGCGCGTCGGACATCCAGACTTGCCACCGCGTCTCGCACGTCATGCGCAAGACCGAGGACGAGATCAAGAAGCTCCAGATGCAGGGTTTCTACCGAGATGTCGAGATCGGCCTGCCCGAGAAAAAGATCGACGACATCAACCGGGCCAAGGACAAAGAGACCGGGTTCACCGACCTGAACGACGACCGGTATACGTTGGTGGAAAGCCATGTGGATTTGGTCATCGAGGACGACCCGCTGTGCATCCGCAGCGAGGACGGCGAGCCCGCTGGGGTTTCTCTCCCGTACGTTGTCACCTTTATCCGGGGCACCGACACGGTGCTGGCCATCCGGCGCAACTGGAACGAGGATGACGAACTGCATCTGAAGCGCCAGCACTTCGTCCACTACCAGTACATCCCCGGCTTCGGTGCCTACGGCTTCGGCCTCTTCCACCTGATCGGCGGCTTCGCCAACTCGGCCACTTCCCTGATGCGCCAGTTGATCGACGCTGGCACGCTGTCGAACCTGCCGGGCGGTCTGAAGTCTCGAGGTCTGCGGATCAAGGGCGACGACACCCCCATCGCCCCGGGCGAGTTCCGGGACGTGGACATCGGCTCTGGCGCACTGCGTGACAACATCCTGCCCCTGCCGTACAAAGAGCCGTCGGCCACCCTCTACAACCTGCTGAACACGGTGGTCGAAGAAGGTCGCCGGTTCGCAGCCACGGCCGACATGAAGGTGGCCGACATGTCCGCGCAGGCTCCGGTGGGCACGACGCTGGCACTGCTCGAGCGGCAACTGAAAGTCCTCACCGCCGTTCAGGCCCGGGTGCACTACGCGCTCAAGCAGGAGCTTCAGCTTCTCAAGGCCATCATCCGCGACTACACGGACGAGGAGTACAGCTACGAGCCGGACAGCGACGGCGAGGCCGACATCCGCCGCGTCAAGAAGTCTGACTACGACTTGGTCGAAGTCATCCCGGTCAGCGACCCCAACGCGGCCACTCTCTCCCAGCGGCTGGTGCAGTACCAAGCGGTCATCCAGCTTTCCCAGACGGCTCCGGACATCTACAACCTGCCCCAGCTTCACCGGGGGATGCTCGAGGTTTTGGGCATCCGCAACGCTGACAAGCTGGTGCCGCTGCCTGAAGACCAGAAGCCCAAAGACCCGGTGTCCGAGAACGTGGCTGCACTCAAGGGCGAGCCGCTCAAGGCGTTCATGTATCAGGATCACCAGTCACACATTCAGGTGCACATGGCGGCGATGCAGGACCCGATCATCATGCAGTTGGTCGGTCAGAACCCTCGAGCCCCCCAGATTCAGGCGGCCATGATGGCGCACATCGCCGAGCACGTTGGCTTTGCCTACCGGCAGAAAATCGAGCAGCAACTGGGCATGGCCCTGCCGCCCGAGGACGAGAAGCTGCCACCGCAGATCGAGATGTCGCTGTCCCAGATGATGGCGCAGGCCGCACAGCAGGTTCTCCAGCAGAGCCAAGCACAGGCTGCCCAGCAGCAGGCACAGGAGCAAGCCCAAGACCCGGTGCTCCAGATGCAGCAGCAAGAGCTTCAGATCAAGGCACAGGAAGTGCAGATCAAGCAGCAGAAGGTGCAGGCAGATGCCGCCGCCAAAGCGCAAGACCTCGAGCTGCGGAAGCAAGAACTTGACTCCCGTATGGAACTGGAAGGCATGAAGTTGTCCGTCCAGACCCAGAAGGATGCCGTCAAGCTGGCCGCCGACCAGCAGCGCGAAGGGCTGCGAATCGGTGCTGACATCGCCAAGAGCCGTGCCGACGCGGCTCGCAACCGGAGCAAACCCAACCAATGATCCAAGACTTCGCACGCGTACTGCGCGACAAGCTACGCACCGACATGAACAACTACGCCGACGACTTGGCGGGTGGTGCATGCCGCTCTTATGACGAATACCAAAAACTCTGCGGTGTGATTCAGGGTCTCGCCACCGCAGAGCGTCATCTCCTCGACCTTGCAGAGAAAGTGGAAAAATCCGATGAGTGAATCTGGCCTGATCCTTCCCCCGGGAATCACACTCCCCAAAACCATCCAGCCCAAGGAAACGCAGGACGAACAGATTCCTGCCGACCAGAAAGCCAAGTCTCTGCCGGAACCCACCGGCTGGAAGATTCTGTGCGTGGTGCCGGATGTTTCGGACACGTTCGAGAACTCCTCCATTGTGAAAGCCGAAAGCTTCATGAAATCCGAGGAGCACGCGACGACCGTCCTGTTTGTCCTGAAAGTCGGCCCCGACGCATATAAGGACAGCGCCAAGTTCCCGAACGGGGCGTGGTGCAAGGAAGGCGATTTCATCTTGACCCGCACGTATTCCGGTACGCGTTTCAAGATTTTCGGAAAAGAGTTCCGTCTGCTGAACGACGATCAAGTCGATGCAGTGGTGGAAGACCCTCGCGGCATTTCCCGCGCTTGATAAGGAGTAACCATGTCTGGATACAAATTCCCCGACG